GTCATGTGCTTCCTTTCTATTGTTCTTCTACGGATAGGACTCGTGTGCTTTCAACCCAGAACTCGCTGACTTCTGCCTCGCCATCGTAGTTGACATCACTGTCATCCATGTCCAGCCCGATAGAGTCGGCAATTTCTTGTGCAGATTCTGCATTCTCTGACCTGTACTTGACGGTGGTCTTGACAGTGAACTCAACAAACGCTTCGTATTCTTTAGTGAATACGAGTTGACTAGAGAACGCTGCTTCAAGGTAGTCGCTGACTTCCTTGAGTGTAATCGTGTCCTCTTCGTTCCAATCATTGGACTCGATGTCATCGTTGATTGCAGTGAAGAGGTCACGTACATGAGCTCGCTCTCGGTAGAGTGAGTCACGCAGTGTGTTGACCTGTGCTTCGAGTGTTGCTATTTGTTCCTTGATTTCGTCAACCAATACCTTGGGTGACTCGGTTGCTTCTGTGATTGTTTCCATTGTGTTGCCTCCTTTGGTTGGGTCTTGCTTCCTATATATAAAGCACATCTTTGATGTGCTATCAAGATTCGTCTACGCGAGTGACGAGTTGGTTGTCGACTAGGTACTTCAGTACTTCTTCATCGACAGTTTCATAGTCGATGCCGAAGAAGTGGTCGCCCATATATACGTGCCAGTTGTCCTTGACCATACGGTCAAAGGCTTCTTCACGTGTGGACGTGAGCACTAGTTCGTAGTTGTCTGGTCGTGTATAGATAGAGTCGAGGCTTTGCCATATGGCAAGGTCGCCCATGCCACTGCGATGTACTGCGTCTGTGTATGAGGTAAGTAGAGTTTCTACTTGTGCTATTCGAAATGATGGTTCCATGTTTGCTCCTATCGTTTGCTGATACTGAATCGGATGTCGGACTTACCGTCTATACATAGACGGCATACCGCACAGGCTCCACCCTTTTCGGAGATGAGTGGGATGCGCTTGAGTTGTTCGGGACAGGAAGCACCTGGCTTGCCTGTCATGGCTAGCATTGCTTGCTTGGCAGCACCGAAGGTGTCACCAAGGTATGCAATCTTCACACCTTGCGGTGCAAATTCCCAGTTCTCTGCATCTGCAGAGTAATACAGCGAGAGATTGGGAATGTCACGTAACGCACGAGCTGCGTCAGGGTTGCGTGTGTACACCCAGAACTGAGTGTCGGTGTTGTTCTCGATGACTACCTTCCACGCCCAGATGTAATCGGCATTGAAGAAGTCACCATCCCAGTGGATGCGGAACAATTTCTTGACACCTTTGGTGTCACAGTCTGATTTGAAATCGAGAATCATGGTGTCAAGCATTGCCCACATGTCGTACTTGTCGGCGTTGCGTAACGCATTCCAGTTGTGAAGTAACACTTCACGAACCGAGGTGTACATCTTTTCCAGTTTACCTGCGTAGCAAATCTTCTCGCAGATGCTGGTTGCGTAGGGACATGAGTACTGCTTACCACTAGGCAGACCGAACGTATTGGCTAGCGCTGACCGCTTGCCATTCGGTGTTGCCATGTTGGTTACCTTGCGGTCATTAGACCGTTTGAGTTTGGGCATTGCTTCTCCTTTCGTTATTTGTTTGTAACAAATACCTTGTCGTATGAGATGAAATCGTCTGGCACTATGGTCAGTGCGCCACGATTGTTGAGTGCTGCGTAGACACAGGCAACAGCCAGTGGTGAGTTGCCACCGATGTGCCATCGATGCACAGCATCGAGGTCAATGTCTTGGTACTCCTTGTAATCGTAGATGTCTGCGATGACATCGGGATGTCCTGATACTTCGAACTGAAGTAGCCATTGATACTGGACCTTGTCGGCGTACTCATTGCGCTCGACGATACCGAACGCCTTGTTGAGTGAGCGTCGGGTCATCGTGATGTAGCCTTGTAATGAGGTTCCGTTGATATCTATTGAGTTGTCGTTGAGTGCCTTGAGTTTCATGGTGTTGCTCCTTTCGGTTGGTTGCCATATATAAAGCACATCTTTGATGTGCTATCTTGATACGCACTACCCGCAGCACATGCCATCGGTAGTATCGGCGCAGCATTCTGCACAGAATGCCTCGTTATCTTTCATGGAATTGCGACAGCCATATTCATCCATTGGATTTGAACAGGGATGTCCCTCGTACCCGAAGCAGGTTATCTGCGCGAGCTCAGCCTGCGTCATGTCCATGATGTGTTTAGTAGTCATCGTGGTCGCTATCATCGTATGAACACCATGGTCCAAGATGATGCCCTTCGACTATCGCATACGCAGGCGCTGTCACTGAGCCACGCCACGTTACGCCGTCGGGTAGTTGGATTGCTCTCTGCGTATCGCCTTCTGATACCGCATAGATTGCCTCGATGCATGGTTCCACCATGGATAGTGGTACTGGTGGATAGTGGTTGCTTCGCAACTGGATGGTGATTGATTGCCGAATGTCTATGACATTCTCTGCTAGGTCTTGCGACATGTTGTTACCCATTGTTTTCCTCCTCTGATTTGATGAGGTCATCGACCTCAGGTTGGTTAGGTACGAGTTCGACCTCGTAGTGGTACACGATGTCGGACTGAGAGTCGTCGCGCTCCCATTCGCCACGCTCTTCGGCGATGTTGATTGCTTCACCTCGGCTCGGTGCTTCTACCTCTTGGTAGAAACTGAACGAGCGTTCTTGCCATACCAGGTACTTAGGCATTGTGTGCCTCCATTTCTTTGACAGTGCTAATCACATGATTAGCAATCAACTCGAATGGGCGGTCGCCCATCACGAGCATCTGGCGTAGCAGTAATCCAGCCACGTCAGAAATCTTGGAAACTTGCGTTTCCATTTGGTCGATGAGTACATCCCACTCTTCGCGCAGGTATGCGGTCACCGCTACTTGGTTGCAGTCCAACTCTTTGACATCGTCAACTAGTTGAGTCCACATTTCATGGTCGTTTTCAACGACCAATAGCCAGTCATTTGCGAATTGCTCAGCGACTACGTCGCTCATTGATTTGACAGCGGGAATCTCCCACCAATTGCGTTCCATCAGTACTCACATCCTTTACATTCGGGACGGAGGCAGTCACCGCATTTGATGACCACCTCCGTCGGGTTGGTTGATTCACTAGCCACGAATTGTCGTTTCCCAGTGGTTGTCTATATCAGCAGACCTTTGGTCTGCTATCTTGAGATGCCTGCGCCACTCTGTGTCGCGTCGCATCATGCCCATAAGAGCACCAATCATGAACGTCATTGCCAATAGGCAAACAAGCAAGATAGATAGTGCTGTGTCGTTACTCATTAGCGAGCACCGCCTTTCAGTGTTACGTATGCGTTTGGTTCGACCTTGAGCACGGCTGCGAGAACCTTGTCAAAGTTTGGGTATTGCCCCATCGCCTTGAGGATTGCCTCAATCTTCTTCGAAGATTTGGCGGTTGGTGTGGTGATGCGGACCTTGGCGAAGACGCGCTTGTCGTCTGCCTTGGAGATGTGGACAGTGCCGTTCTTCACGACACCGTTCAGGGTTTCGGTTGCTACTTTTCTCATGGTGGTTCCTTTCTGCCGTCGGGATTTCCGACTGGCTCGACATATATAAGCAGAACTACGTTCTGCTATCTTGAGATGTGTGTATACGCAATGATTAGCCCATGCACGTGCGAGCTGTCAATAGCACATACGCTATGCGTGTAGACAGGCGCGTGATGTGGGTGTGGCGTGTATGTCATGTGCCATGTGTGTCGGGTCATGTGTCATGTGTTAGGTGCTACGTTAGACACGCCGTATTTACGCTCAGCCAGACAGCCAGATTTGACAGGTGTGGGGCTCATCGTGTATTCTGTATTCCATCGCCGAACGCTGGGTTCGGTGAATTAGCAAGGAGTTCAATCATGGCAGCAACAGCATGGACACACGATGACCTACTCGTAAACTTGAAGGCGCACGTCGCAGAGGTGAAGCATTCTTACGGAATACCATCTCTCGACCATGCGCCCGATTGCGACTTGGTCTTGCTTGAGGATGCGCGAATCGGTGACCTAGTTCCACTAGGTAAGGGTCGCGTAGGAATTGTGTATGACATCGAAGAGAATCGCGGGGTCGCGGAGTTCAGCATCATCACCGCTACTTGTCGCGTAGTAATGAAGCGAATCGCCCTATAGGATAGTCAGCGGACACCCCTCTCTCACACACGGTGGGGGAGGGGTTTCTCCTGTGCGGGCGACTGTTTTTGTGGGGAGAATGGGGGCGTTTGCCCCCTTTTTTTATGCCCGCGCCCTTGACGACCCCAGGGTTTTTTAGGTCCACCCCCCGCCCGCCCCCCACTATCATCAAAAATATTTTCACCAGAAAACCAGCTCTGACCAGGACTTTTGTTATACCAAGAAAAAAAGTTTGATTTACCCCTTGAAACACGCCGACGCTCTAGACCCCTATATAAGTGTAACGGCTGAGTTCCACGAAGCCGTAAACGCGGGCTTAACGCCCGCTTTAACTTGGTTAAAAACATATAGTGGGGATACTTCTGTCTATACCCCTGTAGACCCCTACAGCTACTGGAGAAGACTTGGAAAGAAATCTAACCCCCGAAGAAGCCAGGAAAGAACTAATCAACTTGGTGCGCCAAGGGCGCACTATTGTAGATGCCCTAAAGGTTATTGGTCGTTCTCGTTCTTGGTATGACACCCAGAGGCGCGAAGCTGAAGGCTTCGCTGCCTATATAGATAACGCTCGGTTAAGAACATCCGACCTCGCTGATGAAGCTCGGTCTGGTCTATCTGACTTTGCAGAGTTTTCTGAGAAATACCTGGGAGCCAAGGTATGGGACCACATGCTTAACGTGGTCGATATGTTGGAAGGTAAAGAACCTCGTTGGATACATCCAGCGATGACATACGAAAAAGGGTCGGCGGGGTTATCCCGCCTCTTGGTAAATGTTCCACCAAACCATGCCAAGACTATGACCATCACGATTAACTACGTGACCTACCGCGTAGTCAAAAATCCAAACATCAATGTCATTGTTATTTCCAAAACCCAAGAGCAGGCTAAGAAGTTTCTTTATGCTATTAAGCAACGCCTGACTCATCCTCGGTATGCAGACCTACAAGCAGCCTTTGGTCCTACTGATGGTTACAAAGCTACCGCCGACATGTGGTCGGCTAACAAAGTTTATCTGGGCGCGGATGTCCGCGAATCAGATGCTAAAGACCCTACCGTTGAAGCTATCGGTATGGGCGGTCAGGTATACGGCGCTCGCGCCGACTTAATCGTACTTGACGACGTGGTCACTCTCTCTAACGCTGGAGAGTGGGCTAAGCAACAAGAATGGATTCGACAAGAAGTTGCCTCTCGTCTACCACCAGGCGGGGGTCAGCTTCTTGTTGTCGGAACTCGCGTATCTGCAACCGACCTATATAAAGAACTTCGTAACACACAGCATTACACGGACGGAATTGTTCCGTGGTCATATTTGTCCATGCCTGCCGTATTAGAATACGCAGACAATCCAAAGGATTGGAAAACCCTTTGGGCTAAGTCAGAGCAACCACTTACTGAGGATGATACCCCAGATGAGAATGGATTCTTTGACCGATGGACTGGACCGCGTCTTACTGCGGTCCGCAATGAGGCTGGTCCCTCCAAATGGTCTTTGGTTTACCAGAACCTCGATATCGCAGAGAATGCAATCTTCGACCCGATGTGCGTCAGAGGCGCAGTTAATGGAATGAGAAAATCGGGTGCGCTGGTTGCAGGCGCTGCGGGTCATCCTGATAATGCACAGAACTTCTATCGCATTATTGGTATAGACCCAGCCATGTCTGGTGACACGGCAGCAGTTGCTTACGCAGTCGACCGCAGAACACACAAGCGCTATGTCATGGACGTTCACGTCATGAGCAGCCCCACACCTGCAGCGATTCGGTCTTTGATTCGAGAATGGACGGATGCTTACAAGCCTCATACTGTCATCGTTGAATCCAACGCATTTCAGCTTTTCTTAACCCAGGACGAGGAGATTAGAAACTTCTTGTCTACTCGCGGTATTAACTACCGCCCCCACTACACAGGTAATAATAAACAAGACCCAGAGTTTGGTGTAGCTTCTCTGGCTCCGTTATTTGGAACCGTCATTAAACGTGACGGTAACAATAACAACTTGAAACATGCTGGCGATAACATGATTGAGTTACCAGATGCTTCACGTAATGAACATATTAAAAAGTTAATAGAACAATTGGTTGTTTGGCAACCAGGAGTTCAAGGCAAGAGATTAAAGATGGACGCTGTGATGGCGCTCTGGTTCTGTGAAATCGTAGCCCGTGATGTTTTATTAACTTCAGCAAATGTGCCAAACTTTTTGAAAAACGAATTTACACCTCAGAAGCAAATTGAAGATAGGTACATTGTTAACCTAGATGATTTAGCTGCTGCACAGCGAATAGCGAGATTGTGATAATGAAAGAACTTGTACATGCATACGAGCAATTAAAGACTCGTAATGCTGAGCGCGATAAGCGCATGCGCGAAGTTGCTTTGGTCCGTTCAGGTAACGCCGACCAAGTATTTCGTGGTTTGTTCCCAGAGGGAACATGGTCTAGACCTATCATCGCCAACCTTATTGACGTGGTTGCTCGTGATGTTTCTGAGCAGGCAGGTGTACTACCTACCATAACGGCTGCTGGAGATTCATCCCTTGATGATTCACAGCGTACCAAGGCTGATAAGAGAACTAAGATTGCAAATTATTATGTTGCTTCATCTCGTCTTGGAACAGAGCTACTGCGTGGCGCAGACCAGTTAGGAACTTACGGCTTCTGTATTTTCAGAGTCGAACCTAACTTCAAGGAAAAAAGACCACACATCCATGTAGAAAACTCTATGGGTGCGTATTACGACATGGACAGGTTCGGAGAAGTATCTGTCTATTGCCGTTCTTATTATCGTAAGGCTGGCGATTTAGCAGCCAAGTTCCCAGAACTAGCAGACAAGATTCTACAGACAAGTGCATTCGGTCGTACCGATGGTAATGAACTTCTAGAAGTTGTACGATGGACTGACAAGAATCGCACCGTAATGTTTATCCCAAGTCGTGGAGGTGCAGTTCTTGCCGAAACACCAAACAAAATCGGTCGAGTCCCAGTTGCGATTGCTCAGCGTCCTTCGCTTGATGGCGAAGTCCGAGGCTCATTCGACGACGTACTACCAGTCTATGCAGCAAAGGCGCGTCTTGCGCTTCTTACTATGGAAGCTGTCCAGAAATCTGTTGAAGCTCCTCTTGCTCTTCCCACTGATGTTACTCAGCTTTCCGTTGGTCCTGACTCAGTTATACGTTCTAACTCCCCTGAGAAGATTCGTCGTATCAATCTGGACGTACCTCAGTTCGCTTTTGCGGAGAACAATGTTCTAGCAGATGAAATGAAACTAGGAACCCGCTTCCCCCAAGCACGTGCAGGACAAGCAGAAGGTTCTATCGTTACTGGTCAAGGTGTCAAGGCACTTATGGCTGG